CTGGCTTATCAGATTCTTTATATAACTTTCATCTTCTGAGCTAAACTTAAGATCTGGAGCCGCTTGTTTAAGACCTTCAACAGTTATCACACCTCCTAAATTAACTAAAACAGGAAGCCGCTCAAGCAAAGTAAGTCTTCTCTGAGAAACAGCAAGAAAGTCTAACTGGGCGCTTATCTCAGTTAGATTCTCTCTTATCGCTTCATCAACCTTGGACCTCTTTAATGCCTGAGCTATAAACACTCCTGAGGGATCAGCAGAGAATACAGCTCCAGCTGCTGACCTTTCAACAAGAGCAATATCATCTAACTGCTTCTCCAACTCCAGTCCCCTTCTGGATAGCTCATTTAACTTCCTAGATGATTCCTGAGTACCTCTTTCTTCCGCTCCAAATTGAACTTGAAATCCAGGGAACAACTCAGGGACTCTAGTTTCAGGCCGACCCAGTAAAGGAGCAACAGGACGAGGCACTGCAACGGGAACTGGACCCTGTCCTAGTCCTGCTTCAGAAGTAGGCCCTAATGGCTCAGGAGTTGCTATAGGTTGTACCATTATTATCTAGCTCCATTGCTATTACTACTGCCATTTCTACCTGCTCTAACGTCTACTAAGCTAGGTAGCTGCTCTGCAGTTAACCCTGTTTTATCTTGTTGACTTGCGGACTGAGTAATCTGCGACCTTAAATTATTCCCTACCATTGCATACAACATGGCATCCTCTACATTGCCTAATGCAGCTGCCTCTCTCCCAAGTTGTTCAAACGAGTGGATGAGCTGAATTGCTTTATATTCAGGAGTCATCTTTGCGATCTCACCCTCTAACATAGCAATAGCAGTATCAGGATCAGAAACCTCAGGTAATAGCAACTCCATTATTTGCCTAGTCGCAAGCCTTAGATCAGGGTTAAGTGACTTAGCCTCATTAATTCTATTATTTAAATCTCCGGGAATTTTCACCGCATAAGATGACACCACTTCAGTATTTTCAAACTCTTGAAGGTCAATTTCAGGCCAAGTTCTTGGCCTAGATGAGGGGAAACTAAGATAAGTTTGGTACCAACTGTCAGTAATCGCACTAATCGCTAATTTAAGGATATTATGAAACGGAGCTAAGATCTGCATTGCGGCCTCAGCAGCTTGTGCTACTAAAACAGGGCTGATCTCTTGTAGTACATTACCAAAAGTAAGATCACTGAAGCCCCCTCTCTGAAGCATATTCCTAATATGAAATAGCGATTGGCTTAATTCTACAGGAATGGGGGGAACAGGAAGCGCTCCAATATCCTCTTGTACTCCCATTCTAAACACAGTGCCCCTCTTATATAAATCATCTGGGTGAATTATAGTTCTATTTCCCAAAACTTTCTCAAACCAGCGAGGATTAGCAGTATCCCTAACTAACTGCTGAGCAAAGGTTTGCTGCTTGTTAAGATTTAAATATAGAGGCTCATTAGACGCAAGAATACTCTGCCCCTCATCACCCTTTGACTTAGAGCCAATATCAGGTAAGCCCCCCTGCTCTTCCTACTTGCACTGGAATATCAACTAATCCACTTAACACATGCCAGTCCTCAACTACTTGACCATTTATGACTTGGGCTAATATTATCTCTCCTCTATCCTTCTTCCAAATCTGCCCATGTAGAACTGAGCTCCCAAACCTTTGACGTGGCTCTGGCCAATTATTCCTTGCATACATTCTCTGAGCACTACCAGGAGTTATCCCGTGTACTCTAGCAAGTTTAGGTAACCCACTATCAATATCATCATCCCACTCAGGGTAAACAGTAGCAGGGTTCCAGTAATCAACAAAGGGAACCCCATTGGGCTGAAGCATATATGGCATGGCATACCACCCAGTAGCCACTGTCATGCTAATAAGACCCCAAAACCAGGACTGTCTCCCCCTCTTAGCGTCCCTCCTATCTATTTGCTCCCAGAGAGACCTAAGATGGTTCTGAATTAGGTTAACTATAGGGGTACTGTTGATTGAAAGCTGTGCGCCGTCGAGCTTAAGTATCTTATGAACAAAGGGCTTAGGCTGAAGCAGGTAAACAGCCATATTGTAGGTTGTTCTGGGGTCGTTCCCCACAAACGACTCCATATTAGGGGTTGCTAGTTGGTCTTTAAGATGTAAAAGATCATCCCATCTTTCAAATGCCTTATTCCTATCTGACCACCTATCAGAAAGCTGTTTTATCTCAGTAGTTATCTCGCTCTGGGGGCCACTAAATGCTGGTAATATACTTCTTAATCTATCAAGCACTGCTTGTACTCCCTATAACGATTAACTAATTGAATCTTAGGATCATAGCGAGAGTCCGAGTTGGCATCAAACTTAATATACAACCTTCTCAGATATGTACGAGAGGTAGTATAAGTAATGCTGAGAAGATCAGCAATATAACAAACATTCCACCCTTCTGAAAGTAACTCTAGGTAATCTATCTGCTTAGAAGTTAGAGATATATCTACAAGGGTATCATAGAACTCTTCTACCATCGCCATCCTGACTCTCCTACAAAACCCGCAGTACCCAAATTAGTAAGTGAGTGCCTTGTTGCCGCCATAATCATCGCAGCATCATGGTGGTCATCAGAAGAAAGGAACTCTATGCTATCTCCGCTATACTTAACCTGCCTTAGTTCCCTAATTAAGTCCTGGTCGTAAGTTTCTATCTGGGGAAGTATCGACTGGAGCTCTGTTAGGGCAAATATCTTAGTTCCGTGTGCTCCAATTCTAGCTGCTCCTGTAGTATACCAACCTATCTGCTTACTCTCCGTCCCCCCAATTATATCCGTTCTGTAATATAAATTAGGATAGTTGGTGATCTTATTACAACAAGCAGCTCCATGCCCATTAGCTTCTACTGCCATCCTTGCATTGTAGTAATACTCTCCCAGCCTTACTATCATTGGGGCAAACGATGTAGGATCAAAAAACCCAGATAAACTAGCTTCCTGTCGGATTCTGGAGAAGTTATCTAAATCATGTCTCCACACCTTTGCAACACTTCTAGTTGCCTTCCCCTGCCCTGGGTCCACCGTAATAGAGTAGACTGGATTATGTTCAGCTGGAGCAGGTGTAAACCATATTTTCGCCCCATCAATATTATGGCTATCAGGCTCATAACATCCTTTTAATAACCTATCTAATGTATCAAAGTCATAAAAGGGCTCTTTAACTGTAGTAAAGCAGCTAGCAATGTCTTCAAGCATCTCCTGCCAGAAGGCTGACTTCTTTTCCTTAATCTTCCACCTTCTCCATCTAATCCTTAATTGAGCCTCTTCCTCACTCCATCCCACACGTTTTGCTAGTGAGATCTCCTCTTCGTTAAGACTTAAGTAACCTTTATCACTAAGTAAAGTCCTAGGAGAGTCTATCTTAAGCTTATAAGAGTCCTCCAACCACCAAGGGAGTTCATGCAGCTTCCAAACGCTATCTGGATCGCTTAACGCTTCTTGTACCTTATCATGGAAAGCGTTAGGCTTTCTTGGAGTGCCCTCACCATTTGGAGTACTTTCTATTATTATTTCCCCGTCAGGGGGAACTCTGTCCATTAGAGGAATCGTAATTCTATCACAAGCCCCTGGGCTGTTATCATCCCAGAAAGCATACTCACTTAACTGAGCATACTGTATAGGCTCTCCTCTCCCCAACACCTTGCTCCCCGCACTACCTATATAGAACACACTGTTAATACTAGGGAAGCTTTTCTCAAAGCTACTACTGTGCCCCATTTGAGGTTTAAGCCTAGCTGGGAGTGGGAGCTTATCATGCATGAATTGCACTCTATTAAGTAATCTGGTTGTCAGGAACTCCTCGTGAGCTATTAGTATTGCAGTAGTATTAGGTGTTGTAATGACTTTCTTATACCCTCTAGCAGCAAAGAAGGTAGTGATGCCTAGCTGTCCCGCTTTAATTACTAAATCTCTGCCTGTTAGACTATCATATAAGATCTGCTGGGCCTGGTTAATAGAGAATCTCTGCTCTTTCCCATTCCTATCAGAAATAACAATAAGCCACTCAAAAAAGAGTGGATCAGGACCATAGATTAATTCGGGAAGAGGAGGAGGCTTAGTTATAGTCATATACCTCTCTCCAACTCCATAACGCGCTGTCGTAAATAAATGTTCTCTTGCTCGACTCTACGCATCGGATGTTCTTCACAGTCCCTAATATGTTGAGTCACTTGAGCAATACACTCACGTTCATCCTCCATATCAAACTGCTTGTTGCAGTAAGCACAGTATGTCCATAAATTGTCTTCATTCCCTGGTAACGGATGTGCAAGGCTATCCATATTTTACCTTTTATTAACCTCTGTAGATTGAATACAGTAAGAGCAAAAGGCTTAATTATAGTCATTACACTTTACCCTTTCTGTGTCCCAAATGCCAAGCCTTATGATATTCACACCAGTAAGGCTCAAGCATATCCTCTTTAATATTACCCTCTCTAACCTGGGTCCCAATCGTCTTAAGAGCATTACTAAGAAGTCGATAAACATGTTTCCTCTTACCGCTCTTACTGTAGCAACTTGTCAATGTTTGTTAACCTCCATAGCTTGGATACAATAAGGACATAGATAAGCTGTTCGCCCATTTGAGAGCACATACTTGTCAGACGCATAATATCCACAACCAACTGTCTGACACTTTACCTTTCTAACTCTAACTTGCATTATATCAAACCTTAGTAAAAGTAACTACAATCGCTTCCACACACTCCTGACAGTAGCACATATCAGTCCAAGGATCATCTAGTTTATTGACATCGAAAAACTTACCACAAAGAGAGATTGCCTTAAACTCACCAACACTATCCTCTCTCTCTTCTACAATGTAATGGGCAAGTACAGGATAAGACCCCTGATTTGCATTAAACTCCTGGAGTAACATTACTTCAGCTCTACGAACTCTATCTCAATGTGTCTTCCAAACTCACATTCATGACCACACTCGTGCTTAGTAAGAGTAAGCAAAACATCAGGAATCTGTGATCCCTCGTCTACCTCAGCAAAGTCTTTACACTCTAACTTAAAAGTAATTCCTGTTCTCCAGCTATTATCCATACGCACATTAGCTATGCTAACATTATCAGGCAAACGCAAGACTTCTTTAAGCGCACTTTCCTTAATAAAGTAAAGTCCAACCTTATTACTCATTACTTAATCCTACCCCCTGTCAGCTTCCTACTTCCAGGAACCTTAATCCTAGTAACTAAAACAATCCTGGCCTTAGCTAAATTTGCCCTAGCTGCTCGACTCCTCGACGTCATACTCCTGGACTTGGTTCCACTGTTCTTGGTACTCGACATTATTGGCATTACTTGTATATCTCCTAGCGATAATTATCTCATCCCAAGACTGGAAGTTATTACTTACCCCTTTCGTTAAGTCCTCTAATGCTTTCAAAGCCTGTGGAGTATAAAGTGGTCTAATCTTCTTTAAGTAATCCCACTCGTCAGAAGAGAGCTTATTCCCTCTAACAGATCTCTCTAACACTTGTCTATCTTTATCAAGACAAAGTTTAAGATTCCTTGTGAACTCTAAACCGACAACCTCAGTCCTAAATTCCTTAGACAGCTCTAACAACCCTCTTTGCTCTATCTCAGCAAAGTTACTATCTGATTTAAGCCAATTAGCATACCCAGCTGGG